TCCAGGTGACAACATAGGAGTCACAACCTTCCTTAACCACCCACGAACCGAATCCATTGACATATCGCCCATATCCATTAGAACATCGTCAAGAGCAATAGCAGCAGGATGCTCACCACGAATAGCAGAACCAACAGATGTCGCCCGAATCCAAGCCCCATTAGTAAAAAACAATTCGTATTTGCCACCACGCTTTTCATCAAGATACTTTCTTAATTCTTTATGCTTCTTAATGTCATCCCTTATTTCTTGAAGCCTTCGGGATGCTGTGTCTCGGCTGGCAGAAAATAACCAGCAGGTAAAAGGCTTTTGTCTCCACTTTAGAAAAAGTGCGTGATGAAGAAGCACAATACGGAGGGTTGTTGATTTAGAGTGGTCACGAGGTGCAATAATACAAGTTCTGTGAACCTGTGCATCTTTTCTATCAGTGTATAGGTCAATCCATTCTCCGATGTGATTACCCCATGTATAACCCAACCATTCGTAAAAGTATCTAATGTCATTCTTAGACCTCAAGAAACTTAAATTACTTGTATTAATATTCAAGAACCCTCAACCCCTTCTTTTTACAATGGGGACAAATCCCCTTCATAGCATTTTCAGCCGTCATAATCTTAGTGGCAAAACCACACTTTTCACAATATACGGATTCTGCAAACCTCATTCTCTCACAACCCTGTAATAACCACAATATACTACTTCACCATCAATTCTAATTCTATGTGCAGTTGTAGCATAGTGGCCTTCCTTTCCACAATTTACGCATCTTCTTAAACATAACCTATTAGCCATCAATGACCCTCCACAGGAGCAAACAAAGAACAAATAAGTCCTTTTTGTTTGTCAATCATATAAGCAGCCAATCCTGCTTTTGACATGGTATAGCCTTGTCGTGCATGGTATCGGTCATGTCCAGCCAAAGAAGGCATTTGAATAATCAATGTGCCTGCATTTTCTTTAACGGTTTGATGATGTAAATGTCCGTGAAACCATAAATGATAATCAGTCATTCCCCATTCCCGTTTTGCTTCATTAGCCATAAGCGCAGGTAATTTTTGCATTCCACCATCACCATGAGTCAATCCAATAAGCGTTGTTCCGTATGTCATGTATTGTCGTGCGTGTGGGGATATAGTAATAGAAACATCAGGCGTATTCCTATAATATGCACTTAGATACATAATTAAGGCCAAAGCAGACATACGGTCATGGTTGCCAGCCATATTATACACTTCAACAGGAGCAATTTGTCTAAGGAGTTCAATATGTTCAACAGCCAATTCGCACCCAGTCTTAAGGATTTCAGCAGGAGTTCCACACATATCTTGAGGAGTTCCCTTTGTCGTAGTGCCTAAATCATTATCAACATGAAACCAATCGCTTCCTGTTCCCAAAATAATCTTTTCAGGATTATAGGGAAGGCGTGTAATTAATTCTTGTGTGCGTTCCATCAAGCGAGAACGGGCAGTATCAAAGTCATACCGTTCTCCTACTTCATCAACCCAGCCATATTTACCCCAATGAAAATCAGTTGCAGAAATTACTAAAGCATACGGGTCTTTTTGAGGCGCAATTTTTAATGAGTTGGCTTTCTGAGGTGCTTCTGGAATCATTTCATAGAAATCTTTAAGTAAAGTTTCCTCCACCATGCGCCACTTCAAAGCGTCTTTTTCAATTGCATTCCATCGCTTCTTTTCAAATGTTTCATAGACTTGTTGGCTTTTCTTTGCGACCAACATATCTGCTAATACATCAACATCTGATTCTTCAATTTCTTCATCGGTAAATGGAAGCATGTCATGAGTCCAACCATGCTTTTTACGGTATTCTTCCAACCATGTGCGAGGCATAGAATACTTTCTTGACATTTCATTAATTGTCAAAGCATTAGTAGCGACAGCCGAATAATCTTCTTTCATATTCCTATGTGTGTCACCAGATACTTTCAACATCTGGTCGGCTGAACGAAGGAATGTAAAGTATGTATCGGTATCTTTGTCATAATACAAATTGTCAGTTGAATATGTTCGTTCTTTTACTCTTTCACCAACAAAGCCATTTTTTTGTGCTACACCTTTTTGAAAGCGATAAATTTTCATTTCCCATGATTTAACACTTCGTTCAGGGTGGGCTTGGTTGATAATCCGAGCCACTTCTAATTTTGAATGATTTTCTAAAAGATGAATATGTTGTTCAATAATGTCATATCCGTCACCAGGTGATGCACGCTTGGTTCTTTCGTTCATTACTCTATCCAAACAGTGATTTACCTATAAATGCACCGTTTTTTATTTTATTTTTTTCCTAATCAACAAAAATAAATAAACGCCTCACAGCTCAACAAAACGCTAATTCTTTCAAAATTTCGGGGTAGCCCACAAAGCATTTAATAATGCCTGTTCCGTTAGATTATTTATGGATGAAGCCATTGTCGGAGTAGTGTTGGTTTGTATTTTGATATTGTCTGAAATTTCCTTTTGGGTATTTACAGCATTAATCTTGAAACACCTTATAGGAAAAAAGAAAGAATAACGCATTTAGGCTTGCTGCTCTGCGATTAATTCTTTTTGTAATGGCACTAAAAGAATAAAAAGAATTCAAAGTGCAGCACACAACATTTAAAGGTATTGTGAGTTTCAACAAAAATCATGGGATTGTTTTCAAGAGATAAATCCAAAAAACCCCTTGAAGCAAGGGAAATTTCCTTGAAACCCCCAGCACCTTCCCCATTTTCTGCTTCAATTAGTGATATTCTTAAAGAAACCGAATCTCTTCAAACTCAAGGATATACTCAATTCAAAAGTGTGTATAATACTGAATTTGACCTCTTTGATGATATGGTTAAATTAGACCCTGAACTCAATGGTGCTGTTCGTGCTGTTTCTTTGACGGGGAATAAGTATAGTATTGATTATTCCACTGCTAAGAATCAACGCATTCGTGACTCAGTTGAAGATTTCATTGAATCCATTGACTTTGATGACCTTATTATCAATTCAATGAGAAACCTATTAGTCTATGGTAATTCCATTGATAAGATTGTAGGAAAGGCAGGCGTAGGCATTACTGGCCTTCAAAGCATCCCAATTACACAAATCACTATTGTTGATGAACCACTAAATTCACCTCGTTCACCTCGTGCTTATGGTAAAGATGACCCAATTATGTCTGCGGTCACATACCGATTCCGTGAACAAGACAGAGACCAAAAGGAATATCCAGCCGATGAAATTTTCCACTTAAAGATTGATTATCGCTCAAATTGGTTTAGGGATAGATTAAACAGGTGGACTTATGGTATATGGGGCGCATCAAGATTTAGTGCGCTTAAACAGGCTATTCGTGCTAAATACAATACAATGAACAACCGTATCGCTATTGAAGATAGTATGACAAAGCAATACATTACTATTGATATGAAAGCGGTTGAACACATCACCGACCCCAATGAACAACGGGAACGCCTATCACACATTATGAATGAAGTGGCTGCATTAATTGAATCCCTTCGTGCAGACCAAATCCCAATCTTACCTGATTATGTTCGCATTGAACAAATGGATATGAAGAATGTGCCTGATAACAGCGGATTCCTTGAAATGATTAATAGTGACATTTCAGCTGTTCTTCAGGTGCCTCGTGTTTCACAAGGTCAAGAAAGGGGTTCAACCTTTGCTGCAACCTTTAATGCAAACACATGGTCGGTTCAAGCCATATCCCGCCTTCAATCAGTCGTTAAAGAAGGCATTTCATCCCTATTCTTAAAGCATCTTGAATTATCGGGTATTGTTGCACGAAGGCGTGACCTCCCAACACTTATCTTTGAACCTGTTGATGAAGAATCCCCATACCAACTCATGCAACGAGCTGCTATGGGCTTTGAAAAGGGCATTCTTACAAAAGAAGAAGCCCGTAAAATTTTAAATTATGAGCCAAGTGGAGAAGGAGAATACAACGATAAGAAAAATGGCGATATGATAAAAACAGTGCGACCTGATAAATTAGATACAAGCACTGTAAAACCAGAAAATAATGGAGAGAATACAACATGAGCAGCAAAATGAGCAACAAAAAAGACAGCGTCAATGACCGTATGGTAAAGTGGACTTCCCTCCCAGCAATTTATTTATGGATTGCTTCATCGGGAACAGTTATCTTCTATGGTATCTTTAAACCTGATATTGTGCTTCCTTCTGTTGAAGCATTTATTGCTCTTATTGCTATTATTGGAACACAGGCTTCAAAGTCTTATGATAACATTCTTGAATTGTGGAAAGCAGAACAAATCGTTGAAACAAACCTTCACCCAAGCGTTATTGAATCGCAACATGAAGTTATGAAGGCTAATGCTGAACATGAAAGAATTATGGCAATTAAAGAAATGGAACACCAACAAATACTTGCTCTCAAGCAACAGGAACATGAGCATTGTCTCGCACACGAAAAGCAGCAATCTGAATTAGGTTATGGCAGTGCAGGCGGTCATTCCCATAAGGAGTAATTTAAATGCCAACACGACAAAAAGATGAACCTAAAGATGAATTCTTAAGTCGTTGTATGGCAGATGACAAAATGCTAAGTGAATTCCCTGATTCAAAACAGCGATATGCAGTTTGCCAAAGTTATTCTGAAGAAACTGTTGAGGCATTACAATATGGGAGGCCAGGCAAAAATGACCCACGAAAAACACCTGCTAAACCAAGTGAACGGAGAAAAGGCTCTAACAAAAATAAGCCTGGTTCAGCCAAAAAACCAAATGACAGCATTACATTTAGCAAAGAAACTGAATCAAGACTCCGCTCTCTTATGCAAGAACACAATAAGAAAGGAAAAGGCAGCAAAGCGAGCATGGGTATGCTTAAAACTGTGTATCGTAGGGGTGCTGGTGCTTTCAGCCGAAGTCACCATCCCAATATGTCAAGAGGTGGTTGGGGTATCGCACGAGTTAAGGCTTTCCTTTACCTCCTTCGGAATGGGCGACCTTCTAACCCCAATTACAAGCAAGACAATGACCTACTTCCCAAGTCCCATCCACGAGCCTCTCAGGAATACATTTTTATGAATAATGAGTCTGGGTCTCACACTATGGACTATCAGGCAGCAGAATACAAAGGCCGTAAAGTCACATTGAACAAACCATTTAGAACTCAAGGAGGCCCAAAGAAATTTGCCGTCTATGTGCAAAATGAATCTGGGCGTGTAGTTATTGTTCGCTTTGGCGACCCAAACATGGAAATTAAGCGTGATGACCCAAACCGACGAAAGAATTTCCGAAGTCGTCATAATTGCAGCGAACCAGGTCCAAAAACAAAAGCCCGTTATTGGTCGTGCAAAATGTGGGAACGCTCTAAAACAGTTACTGACTATACCAGCGAAGAATTGGATATTGAAGAATTAGATTTAACCTACGAAGAATTGTGGGAACAAAATGATGAACAACCAATTTTTGAAGATATTGAAGAAATTGAAGATGACTTTGAAGCATCAGAAGAACCATGTGGTTGTGGTGGAGATTGTTGCGATGAAACTGTTGAAGCAGAAATTGCTGAAGAATGTTCATGTCCTATTGGAGAAGAACTCATTGATGGAAAATGTGTCCGTGTAGCAGTTACAATTGACGGTATTGTAAATGAAGCAGAAGCAATTGTTGAAGCAGCAACAGGAAAAACTGTTGTTAAAATTAGCGGTGTTGCTTTCCATGAAGGAATGAATAAAAACTATTGGGAAATTACTCGCAAAGGTGCTGAAGGAGTTGTTTCTCAAATGGTTGGTGCAGATATTACTCTTAACCATCCAAAGGCTGAACATGGCCGATTTAAGCGAAATATGGCCGGTCTTGATGAAGGAGTTGTCGGGCGTGTATCATCAGCATCCATCCATGATAAAGAAGATGGAACATGGGAAGTCCGATTTACAGGCACAGTAGAAAGAAGCGAATTATTTGAAGTTTTAGAATCCGGCTTATGGCTTCGTGAAGGTTATGGAGTTTCTATCGGTGGGACAGGAATTCCTGATAAAGTCGTTGAGGCTGAAGATGGCCGAAGCAACATGATATTTGAGCAAGACTTCACTTTTGACCATCTCGCAATTGTTCACAAACCTGCTTATCCCAGAGCAAAAATTGATGAAGCAGTTAAAATTCAAGAAGCTGTGGCTGAGGAAATGTTTATAGGTAATCCAACTCAGTCGGAACTCAACGGAACGGTGAAAGATATGTCCGATGAAATTATTGAAACGCCTTTGGAAGCAACTGAAGATGTTGCTGCACGAATGGCTGAAATGGAAAAAGAACTCGTTTTGGCACGAAGTCGTGTTGAAGCATTT